TGAAAAACGTTTAGAAAAAGCGGGTTATTTTACCCAAAAAGGCAAATTTGGTTGGGTTAAACACGACAAGTCAAAGACAAAAAAACGACGAAGCAGAAAATAAATAAATAACTCATATAATAAGACTAATAAGACTAATAAGACTAATAAGACTAATAATACTAATAAAAAACTACTTAAAAAGTTAACATTAATAATATTATAGTTTGTTATAACTATCATTATTTATAATAAATTTCTTGTAACTTATAAGAAAGATTAATTAGTATACAAAATTTATATATTAATTAATAAAATAATTAATAAAATTGATAGTTACTCTAGTTAGACTATTCTTAAATTATAAACTCAACATGCTTATAGTGTTAAAAAAATCACTTACTTATTATAAAAATTTATGTGCTACAAATAAATTTTTATATCCAGTTAAAAATTTATATCAAAATAAAAAAAACAATTTATATAAGCACTATCCATACTATCCATACTATCCACTCTATCCAGTCTATCCAAATAATCTATGCAACACTAGTAAGAGATTTAGTATATGGATTGCTTTTAAAAGCAGATAATAATGATTCATCCATTCGTGACTTATTAAAGTTTTGATCATAGCTTTGCATGCCATTTAGTTCTCCAATAAAATTTGTTGACGGAGTAACACTTGGACCACCATTATTTATATGCCCTCTATTTTGTTCAAGTATAGAGTCATTACGATTTGTAGTAGAATTATTATAGTTATTAAACAAATTCATATTGCCTTGATTTGTGCGTGATTCATAACTTTTATTTACATTATTTTGTTGAGCATATGCGTTATTATATGGTCTTAATCCCGTTCCACATGCATTGCCAGAACCAATATATTCTATATTTGTGCTTGTTCTTTGATTATCATAATTTTGGTGTTGGGTTACTTTGTATGCATTACCATTATTATTTTGTCCCTGAACATTTAGATAATTCAAATCTATTTTATTTGTTGTCATCTCTCTATTTGTTACTTTTGTTTTATCATTAATATTAAATAAATGACCGGTTGGTGTTAATCCATTAACGTTACCTGTTTGTCGTAAATTACCAATAGAATTTTCTTTTCGTGTTTCTCTAAAAATATCTAATATGGGTGCTACAGAAGCTTTCAGCATACCATACACTCCGCCAAAATCTGTTGTCTCTTTGTCTGTGCTTCTATTGTTATTGTAATTAACATAACTATTAATACCATAATCATTTGGATTAGCGCGATTTGTTCCGGTTGCACTTGCATTAATAATTGGCAACTCACTTAAATGTTGCCTTTTTGGGTCTTCAACGTCTTGCTTAATATATGAAGCACGACCCGCTTCGCTATTAGAAGTGGCACCATAATATTCGCGGGTTGTACTAATTCTATTTTCCATTGGAATTACTTGTGTGCTTCTAATAGGTGGTGCTTGTTCGATGCCGGTCGTAGTAAACCACCTAGTTGGTCCCGATTCGTACGATTTGTCGGGTAAATGTTTTTCAACAACACCAATTTTACTATTGGGACCTTGCATTTTAACTGGATAAAGAGCGGGACCTTGGTGACCATCTAAATTATAAGACATTTTAGGATTAGTGTCTACTCGTAAATCATCAACAGACTTAGGCATCCACGATTCTCGTGCCATCATACCCGAATTAAAGCCATTACTTCCTTCAACACCGCCACTATTAACACCTTTGCTATTTTGAGAACCATAACCTAAATTAAGTCCGGGTCCTACTCTTTGTGGTTCCCATAAAGTTACATTTGACATTTTCATAGACTCGTTCATGCGAGACTGAAAGAAATCACTATTATTTGGTGTTCCATTTGGAAGATTCACATTTTCAGATGGAGTAAAAAGAGGTGCGCTTTCTGCTTTAGCAAAATTTTGACTACCACTTCCTTGCTTTGAATCTAATATTGACTCTGTTAAATTAATATCAGCAATAGATCCACGAATTTTTGCTCCATAAAAAGGTTTCATGTTATTATGTTTAAAATCATTACTATTACTTTGCTGACCAGACATTAAATTAATGTTTGTTGGTGGTTGTCTTAAAATATTTGTTGAGTTTGCAATAAAAAAATTATCAGTTTGTTGATTTGGATTAGCATAACTATTTATGGATTCATTATTTCTAGTTAATAAGGCTGTACTATTTTGATCATTATAATTAGTAAATGGTTCACCTAAAGGATTTTCTGTAAAAAATTCTTTTGCTAAAACATTAGAAATAGCATTTTTTTGTTTATATGTGTCTTTTTTTTCTTGTTCTGATAAAATATATATACTTCCTAATAATACTATTGGTATTGCTAAAGCTGCCATAGTATTTAATATAATATATTAAAAATATTATTATATATTTAATATATTTAATATAAATTCTCTAATATAAATTCTCTAATTAGTTTTAGTTTGTTAGTTTTAGTTTGTTAGTTTTAGTTTGTTAGTTTTAGTTTGTTATTCTTCGTTGTATATCAAAATTATTACTTAATTGATAATAGTCTTTTTGAATAATTCGAGAACTAATATTATTATGAAAAGGAATACATATATTTTCTTGTGGATTTAAGTGCAAATAATTAAAATTATTTGGAATAGCATATTCACTATTAAAATTATTTATTTCTCTATATATCCACGAAGGATGAGTTGCTCGCGATTGAGCTGTTATTTCCTCTTTATTTGTGCTGTAAGTATTTTGATTATATAATGAATTGGTGTTTAAATAATTTACATAGTTATTTTCTCTAATGGTGTCTCTATTTAATTTCCGATGCAAACAATGTAATTCACTTTCTAAATCAGTTTTGTTTTGTGATAAATTAGCGCCCCATTTTTGCATATTAATATGTGGGTCATTTAACAATACTGGTTTGGAACCGTTGCCTGGAACATTTATGTTATAATTTCCTATATTTGTAGTTTCTTCTAAATATTTTTGAATTCTACAAGGGTCATCATAAAATCTTGTAAATGCCATTTTTAATTATTATTATATTATATTATTATATTATAATATTATTTATATTTAAGCCATACGTGGAAAGCCTACCAAATTAGCACCAATACCAAAACCAGCACCGGAACGTGCGGAAACACCCATAGATGGAATAAATGTATCTAATATAGAAAATGTTGCAGCCGCCATCAAACCAATAATTGCAATTTCGTCAAATTTCAATTGCTTTTGAGGAATAACAAATGCCACAATAGCAACCATTAAACCTTCAACCAAATATTTTACAGCTCTTTTTACCAATTCACTCATTGTAAAATTCATTATGTTTATAATAATAAAGAAGAAAAAAATATAATAATTAAAAATTATTAGTATATTAATTAAAGTTTAATTAATATAATAAAACTAGTAAAAGTATTAGTGTTAATTTATATAAAATAAATACTTAAAAATTATTAAATAGTATAGTTTATAAATGGCAACTAGAAAAACTTCTAAACTTAAAGAAACTACAACTTCAAATATATCAAGAGAAAAAATGGTTGATTTACTTGATGAAGACCGACCAATAAGTGGTCAAAAATATGTTTGTTTAAGCTTTATTTCACCTGAAAACCATATTAAGAAAAAAGAATTGTTTTATTTTGAAAAGTATTTAAAGACTTTTGAGTTTAGAAAAACTTTTGATAAATATACACAATTCTTAAATTTTTTAGCATATAAATACAGCTTGGATTTTAATGCTTTAACAAAAGACATGGAGGAGTTCGTTGAAGAAGAAAAAGACAATTTGTTTATAACATCATTAGAAGATGAATATAAATCGTTTATAGATACTAAAGAAGAAGAATTACAAAAAGAATACAGTGTAGAACATAATTTTCAAACTAATACCCGCGGTATTAAAGTTCGCGGAGTATTTGGTTCTCAAGAAGAGGCGGAATTTAAATGTAAATCACTAAGAGAGTCGGATCCTAACCATGACGTCTATGTTGGTCAAGTTGGAATGTGGATGCCTTTTCATCCAGAAGCATATAAAACAGGCAAAGTAGAATATTTAGAAAAAGAATTGAATGAGCTAATGGCACAAAAAAAGAAAAATGATGAAATTTCAAAGGAACAATTTAAACAACGTGTAAAAGAAAGCAAACAAAAAGCAATTAGAGAAAATATTGCTAAAGCTGAAAAAGAGGGAAACAAGTTGATGCAAACAATTGACGAAGACGGAAATTTGATTAATGCGGATAGAATGGATGTTCCTGGTAAGAATTTATTATTTGGAGATAGTTCTAATGACGATACAACTACAGCTGAATTACGTAAAGAGCTATTTGAGGCGGAAGATGTACTTGTGGGTAAACAAGATAATAATGACCATGGTATTGGAGAGATTTTAAGACGAAAGAAAGAACGCGAGGAAAAACTGACTAGTCTTGAAGAAGAGACTATTAATGAAGACGAGCTATTAATTGTTGAGTAATTGTTGAGTAATTGTTAAATAATAGTATGTTAATTTCTTCTATTCTTTTTATTATAAGTAAAAGAATGTTTTTTGTTATAATATAATGAGTTTTTTGGTCTTCTATGTTTTGTAAATAATTTATATTTACCACCCACAGTTTGTAACTTAGGTGTGCTTTTACTAGACAAATCATCTATAGACAATTTAACACTTGGATCTATTAAATTTCCAATTTTGATAATATTAAAAAATTTGTCCGGATTACTGCCTTTCAAAGTTATTTTAAGCCTATAGTATAAGTTTATTAATAATGTATCTTTTTGTTGTAATAATTCTGCAATAGTGGTATCTGTAATTTTACTAACATCAACTAGTATGTTTGTTAATACTCTATATAAAAACTGTATTACTTCTATAATCTTACTACAAGCATCTTCAATTCTGTTAAGAAACATTTTAAATTTTGTTACAGTAAAATAATTTTTGGCTATTTTTTCACGATTAATCTTATTTTCGTCTGCTATTCCAAAATCATATGTCTTATCTATGAACTTTAATATTTTGTCTATTTCTTTATACATTTCTTGCATTGTTAGTTCTCTAATTAACTTAATAAACTCGGGGTTTTTTATTACTGAATTTCTAATTAAATGAATTTGTGGTATTACACCTTCTACAAAATCTTTATAAGAAGAGTCTGAAGTGAAAAAATCAATAGTAATGGGATCAGAACCAACTCTAGAACCAAGTCTAAATATAGAACCAAGCCTAGAACCAAGTCTAGAACCAACTCTAGACATATTTTATTATATATATATAATAAAATATAATACAATTTTAACATTACTGAAAATATTCACAAACTATAGTATTATTTTTCTCGTAATATACTTCAACAGGAGCCAATGGTGTCTCAATATAAAAAATTAGACGCAATAAAATTAATATTGATTTGTTTGCAACTAAAATTTTGCTAAATTGTAAATTGCTATATTTGTTTTTTTTAAATTGTCTAATCTTATATGCCATTAAAATAGCATATTTTATATTTATGTAACCGCAATTAACAGTATTGAAATATAAATTATAGTCTGTACCATTCTTAAATAATTGTAGCCATTGTTCTATAAAGTGTGTAAAATCGTTTGGACTCTCAATTGACCCACTAATAGTTACATAAACAGTTGGAAAATTAGCATAATTATAAGTTGCCCACATATAATAATATGTGGTTTTTTTATATTTAATGTGCTGTAACGTAATAGAAGGCATTATTTATTAAAGTAGTTTACTTGAATCTATTTTTTAGATTTTTTTTCATCGCGCGTCAAGTTCTTGAATGAAGCTTGATGAAGATGGCATATCAGCTCTAGATGATGTTATAGATTTGGAACGGGCTTTAGCTTTGGACTTGGCTTTAGATTTGGCTTTAGATTTGGATTTTGTTCTGGTTTTAGTAGATAACCTTGAACGTGTGCCGTATTCTGCCGGTGCGGAACGCATTCTTATAGACCCTTGTGTTTTTTTAAGACCTTCTTTTTTACGAAGCTCTGTTATAATAAGCTTACAAGTAGGAATAAAATTGCCGATTAATGAGCGAAGTGCGTGGTTTGGATACAATATGTTATTATTTAATACCTTATTTGTTGCTGGGTCTTTATTATTTCCTTTTTTAAACCATTCTGCAATAGCACTCCATTCATATGTATGTCCTCATGAGGTTGTAACTGGATCAATCATAATTTCTCGCGTAATAGGACATAAAAATTCATTTGGAAAGTCAATTTTTAATTTATAGAAAGCACAAAAATTAGCAAGCTCTGTATTAAGAGATTTTAAAGTAGTTTTTGTTTTTGGATATGGATTGTTAGTATGAGATGAAGACGAAGCCCGCCTTATTTCGCTGACAATGCTCTCGGCTTCCACAACTCGCTCATTTAAAATAGTAAGCTCTTGCCTTAATTGCGTGATATTTTCTTCCAAACTTCTGATACGTTCGGCACATTCAGCTTCATATTGTGTAAGCTCCCTTCCTGTAATTCTATCATATTTTCGATCTATGGTAACCTGAGTTTGTCGGTAACCAGGGAGCCCAACTCTCCAACCACTATTATACATTTATATATAATAATAAATTAATTAAACTAAAAAACTAAAAAACTAAAAAACTAAAAAACATTACCATTTAGTTTTCCGCACATTAATTTTGGGACCTTTTTTCTTATCTCTTATGTTTGGATCATACATTTCTTCTTCATTATCTGAGTCTAAATTTTTACTAATTTCCCAAAACTCTTTTGACCCCAATTTGAATGTTTTATGGTGATCAGCTTTATACCAAAAAATTTGGTCATGCAACTTATTTGATTTAGCATTATTGTTAATTACTAAACATTCATAATTTTCAGTACATTGATCCATTACTTGGCAAAAACTCTCAAATGTAGGAAACATACCAGCATAATTCTCATAAATACGCCGTCGGTTTGCTATGTATGGCTCGCGCAATATAAAAACATAATCAATATTCGTGCGCAAATTGGGGGGAATACCCAAAGGATATTGCATTGTGATGACCAACATGATCTTCCAGTGACGCCCATTCATAAACAATAATCTCATCATTTTATCTTTAGTCCAACTACCATCATACAAACAATCATCCAAAATGACAAATGCACGAGGGTCAATATTAGATTTTTTATACACCTCTACTTCTTTTTTTATTTGTTTTAATACTGTTTTTTGCCGCTTTAAAATATTTTCTATAATTGCTGTATTATATTCATCATGAATAAATAGTTTAGGAACATGTTCTGCATAAAAACCATTACCCGCCTCAGTACCACTAATAACTGTTCCTATTGGTATATCTTGGTGATAATAAAGTAAATCGCGCACTAAATAAGATTTTCCAGTATCACGTCGCCCAATTAATACTATTACAGGACCTTTATTTTCATCTGGCCTAAAACTAATAGACTTTATTTCAAATTTTTTTAATTCTAATGTCATTACTAAATACTTATTTTATAAGTATATTTAATATACTTATATTTAAACTAATAAGTATATTAATTCTAATTAATTATAATAAGTATATTAATTCCAATAAATATACTTATTGTGTTATATATTAAAAAAATTATTATAATTAATTAATTATATGGAAATTAATTACAGAAAAAATAATAACAAACAACTCTTTGAAACAATTAATAAAGAAGAATATTTAGATTTAGAGAGTATTCAAAATTATATACCATTATATGATCATTATTTTGATTTAAATAACACTAATTACAATTCAATAAATTTAAATAACAAATATAAACTCGAAAATATTTTGGAAAAAGAAAGTTATAATAAATTTTTAGGAACAGTGTTAGATAGTTGTAATAATAAATTTTATAAAAGAATTTATGTTAAATTTAGTCCTCTAATTGATCCAATTAAATACATGCTTGGAAAATATGATGATAGTTATAATATATTAAAATTACCCCAATATAATGAAACCAAATCTAAGACAATAGAGAATAATGGCGAAGACTATAGCATAAAATATAAAAAGATTTTTGATCCAAATAATTCTGCATACATCGATGGATTTTTTTCATTTTTATCTAGTTGTTTACTAAATTATCACAATTTTTATAACGGACTAGATTATTATGGTGGATTTTTAGGAGTAAAAAACAAATATAAATTAGATGTGTCAGAAGATATTGAATATTTAGCTGAATCTGATCATTTTCATAACCATAGAAATTCTCTCTTCTTTTTAGAAGAAAATGAAAAAGTTAGATTTTTTTTTAATAATACAAAAAAAAATAAGAAAACATTATTATTAAACATATCTAATCCTATAACTGAAGAAGCGTTAGACATATGTATTATTGACAAAGATGAAATATTAGAACAAAATGTTAAATCTTTAGATTTAAAGAAGACAAACGAAAGCATTAACATTGATGAAAGTATTAACATTGACGAAAGTATTAACATCGACGAAAGTATTAATATTGATGAAAGCGTTGAACATGTAGAAGATGTAGAAGATGTAGAAGATGTAGAAGATAAAGAAGACAAACTATTAAATGATTGCAATTTAACATATGAAAATCTCAATATTATAGAAAAACATTCACATAAATCAAGTAATATTAATACAAGTGTAAATGAAACAAATAATTCTGGTTTAACTTGCTCATCAAGATCATCTAATACACGTTCAAGCAGTAAAACTAATAGTAATAGTAATGAAACATTATCTTCAAATAGTAATAGCACTAATAGCGATACAAACACTACAAATAGTTCTGAGTGTGACGAAGTTAATTGCATCATTAAACAATTTCCAGTTAAAATGATTGTATTAGAATGTTGCCAAGATACGCTGGATTCATATATTTTAAGTAAAAAAATAAACGATGCAGAATGGGAATCTATAGTTTTACAAATATTATTTACACTAATAACATATCAAAAAGTATTTCATTTTACTCATAATGATTTACATACTAATAACATAGTCTATATATTTACAGAAAAAAAATATTTATATTATAAATACAATAACATTCATTATAAAGTACCAACATTTGGTAAAATATACAAAATAATCGACTTTGGTAGAGCAATTTATAAATTCAAAAATAAATTTATATGTAGTGATAGTTATTCTGAAGACGGTGATGCAAGTACACAATATAATTGTGAACCCTATTTTAATGAAAACAAGGCTCGCATTGACCCCAATTATAGCTTTGACTTATGTAGATTGGGTTGTAGTTTGTTTGATTATTTTATTGAAGATTTAGAAAATGTAAAGAAGTTAAAATCTTCTATTAAAAAAATAATAATTGAATGGGTTTATGATGATAAAAACAAAAATATATTGTATAAAAACGACGGTACAGAGAGATATCCAGACTTCAAGTTATATAAAATGATAGCTCGCATAGTACATAAACACACTCCTCAAAATGTATTGAAAAATCAATTATTTGAAAAATATCAAATTGCCAAAAAAAATATAAATAATACTAGCGCACTTTTTAATATAGATAGTCTTGAACCAATGATATAGAGTATTATATATAAATTTTGGTCTTATTTAGCCTTATTTAGCCTTATTTAGCCTTATTTAGCCTTATTTAGCCTTATTTAGCCTTATTTAGCCTTATTTAGCCTTATTTAGCCTTATCCATACATTTATTAATATTATTATTTAACCTAATTTTGGTGTTTTTCACTAATCGTTTAATATTATTAATTTTTTCTGTTAATTTTGTCTCGTATTTTTCATATAATTTTTGTTTGCTATGCAATTTGGATTGCGTTTCATGTTTATAAAATAAAGTTAATAAACTTTTAATTTCTGCTAACTCAGAAAGCAATAATTCTAAATTAACTTGTTGATATAATATTAGTTCGCTATTATTATATACTTTAATTTCATTCTTAGAAAAATTCATAATAGTTTTATTAATATTCTTATTATTAATAGTATTAATAATAAGAATTAAAATTATCAATTTTAAATATTATTTTCAACGCTTTAAATCCTTTTTTAAATATTATATTTTACCTATTTTTATTAATAATAAATTTCGCACGTTTCATAACAGTTGAGTTTTGAGAACCCAATTTATAATTATCTTGTATTGGTTTATATTCAACAAAAGGATAACAGCAATGTATTGGTGTTTGTTTTTTTTCTATAATTTCTTTTATTGTTAATATTCTGCTTTCACTATTACTACGATTTGTTATTGAACTCTTTTTGCTTATATAAATCAAATTATAACTTCCAGCCTTTAAAATAATATTGCTGCTATTAGCCAATTCTTGTCCACTAGAATTTATAAATTTGTTATTAGTTACATCATAACTAGCATATTTAATAGTGCTATTTGACAAATCAAAAATGTTAATAGCACTAATATCTACTACTGACCTACTATAAAAAGAATTAAATTCACCGACATCAATAGATGTACTAGTCAAATAACTAGCGGATAATGCCAATCGTGGGTCAATTATTACTATAAAATTTGTAAGTTCAGCTTTAAATTTCTCAATATTTATATTTTCATCTATTGTAAGTTTATGTGCAGGATTTAGTCTGCTTAATTTTTCATAAACACTTCTATTATTAAAATAATAAAATTTCGGACCATCGTCAGACTTATTAATAATTAATTTACGAATAATAGTATTAATATTATTTGCATTATCTTTTACAGTGTACAAAATATCAATAAACAGTGATATATTTGTTCCAAAGTCCAAATTCGTTGACGGCAGGTCAACAGAAACTAAAGCATTTTGTATATTATTAGAGGAAATGACGTTTGTTACGTCTGTATAATAACTATAATAAGTATTATTAATACTTAAATCGTAACTTTGATTTATATCAATATAACTTACATCACGTATTAAGTTTGTGATTACACTATTAATAGAGCTATCAATCATGTCATTTTGATTAAAACTAAAATCATTATTTTTAAATGTTAATGTTGGAGGAGTTAAATCTGGTATAATAATATCTAAATCAATAGTTGAAATGTCAATATAGCTAAAAAAGTAAGACTTATATTGTATATTAAACTTAATATTAATGTTATTCGATAAATTACTATTTATTAATATTTTCGAACCTGTGAGTTCAAAATTATTATTAATATACCTAATATTGTTTGAATCTACTTCAAATGCATTATAGTTATATATTAACGGAGCTAAGTGATTTAAAAGTGAGTTAATTTTTTCAATAAATTGGGTAAAATTGGTCACACTAGCTAATTGCAAATCTATATTACTATTATTATTAATTGATACTTGTAATCCTCCGTTGCTGTTTTCAGTAATTACTTCATTAAAATATTCAATTAGAGAATTCAAGTTATATTTAAAATTAGTCAAAAAGATGGTTGGATTTAAATTAGTTATATCAAACATGTTGGTAAAAATAGGATAATTAACTACCTTAATATTAAAATCAGCATTAAAAGTTGGATTCCACCTAGAAATACTTATTTGACTTATATTATATAACATAAAAAAACTGGACAAAGTATATTCTATATTATTTATATCATTATACTCACTAAAAATAGTTGTATCCGACAATAACAAACTAGCTTGCAACTTGCTTACTTCACTTAAAATAATAGTATCAACATTTTCTACAAGTTTATTAATGTCTTCCACTAATTGATCTAATATAGTTGTGTTAAATTTATAAGTACTGTAAATTGGATTTATGACAATTACAATTTTTATATATAAATCAAAATTTGCAATTAAATCATTGTAAATAGTTAGATAGCCTATTGTGCTATCTATTAGCTCTCTATATAAAAGAGTTATACCTGAAGTGTTTAAAGTACTATTAAACGAAGTATTTGTAAAATTATAATCTTTATAAAAATCTGAATATATTTGTATATTATCAGTCATATTATAAGGAATACTTGCTGGACCATATCTTTTATTCCATATTCTATTTAAAATAGTAAACAAGTAGACAAATTTAAAATGTAAGCAAAACACTTTTATTTGCATGTTATTTAATATTGTTATGTTCACTTTATCATAAACAATGTTATAAGATGTCTCGCTATTTATTAAAGAAAATTTGTTAATATAACTTAAATCAACTAGTGTATAAATCAAATTTTTTGGATTAATATTGTTTGTGGTAAAATCTGTTGATGCTGATTGAAAACGATTAGCAACTAGATTAACATCAAAATAGTCATTTAAATCAATCAAGTAACTGTTGCTGTGTAAACCATTTAGTATTGTCTTTGAGTTAGAATTAGAGGAGCTATAGTTAGAGGAGCTAGTGTTATAGTTTCCATATATAGAACTACTAATAGCATTAATACTTACATTACTAATAATTCCATCATTAGTTATAATATATGAGCCAGTATTATAGTTGTACTCTGTGCTATAAACATTATTTATTCTTCTATATATTGGAATATTATTAAGATACATTGGTAAGATGTAGAGTGAAGCCAACATATTAAAATTGATGCTTACATCCACTTCATCATATATTTTATATGATATTGCTATACTATAGTTTGTATTATATACTAAACTTTCTAATGCGTCAACTGTTAATCCATCATTATTAAAACTATTGTAAAAACTATTTGAACATACATCTAATAAATAGTAGTCATTATTAGAGTTTTCTCTCAATGTTTTTGCCAATGTTAGATTGGAATCGTTAACTTGATAATTTACAATAGTATGCTCATTATATTTGTGAAAAATAAAATTGTTGCTTTCATCTAAATACATATTATTATATATATTTTGCTTTGTTAAACCACAAATAGAGCTAGTTAAACTGGCGTCTATTATATTCAAGAAAATCATATTTTGAATAGTAGTCTCTCTATTGGTCAAAGTTTCATTTTCAGTTTCATTTTCAGTTTCATTCACATTTGGATAAATTTTATTAAAAATGCTTGAACCATCATAAAATCCACTTACATCATTAGAATATAACATATTATTTGCAATAACAAGCGAGCCATTATAAAAAAATAACCTGTCCATGCTAATAGAAGTTAATGGATTTGGAAAAGATGTAAAGCGTGAACTATATAATAGAACTTCAAAATTTTGAAAGTGTAAATTAGCATAGTCTACATCTAACGCAAACATAACATAATTATCAATAATGTTTGTTGCTTTTATTCGTGGTGCTAATAAATAAGAAGTGTTTGTAGAACTATAATTATAAATATTTGAAGAGCCCAAATTTAGTAATGCACTTGGTCTAGCAAATAAAAATTCACTAATACTATAACTAAAATCTTTTACCAACACTTTTGATGGTATAACATTGTTTCTTTTAAAAAAATTAATATAATTAAATATTTCATTATTTAGTAGATTAACACTGGTTTCACCGTTAGCACTAGTAATGCTTGTATTACTATTTGTATTAATAGTGTAAGTGCTATTATAAATAGCACTGTTGTAAAATACATTTTTCAAACTTCTATCATAATCACTTAAACTTGGGTTTTTTATAAGAGCAAAAGATGATTCATAAATGCTATTAAAATATGTAATATAACTATTATAGTTAGCATTAAAACTTGAATTATTATTTGATACATCCAATAAATAATAGGGGCTGGCGCCAATTTTAATATTATTATTAGACATTTCATTATATTTTTGAAAAACCAATCTATTTGGATGTTGATTTAAGTCATACAATATATTATATCGTAGATTTTGTTGTGTGACACAACATATATTTATATTGCTAATGGTGTTTACAGTTACACTATTTGCAGAAGCATCAAAACGTTGATTTAAGACGACTCTGTTTTTCATTATTTCATTACTTATATTTAAAAAATTACCAGAATCATTAAATAATATTCTAGTCTGATTGGTAAGAATAAAACTATTTAAAATGGTCACATTTTTTAAAAATACAATATTGTTTTTAACAACAATTTTGCCTCCCATGTTTTTAAACTTTTCAGAATAATAATATAATATTGTAGGTGTAGTTGCGTTAATGCTAATTTGAGTATATATACTAGAAGTATTATAGCTTGATAACAACGGTCTTGATACACCTGGCAAATTTTGTGTAAAAACTGTTTTAGTATATTCTATTCCACCATTATGTGTTCCGTCGGGTGTAATAGAAAATTTGATTGCATTATAAAAATTTTTAAATGTGGTTTGTTGAAATCTATAAACACCATATGTTAAGTGTAAATCTTGTTTTAAACCATTTATAGTAAAAAAGGGGGGCAAACTTGAAACAGTTTTATTCAAATTACTCACATCCACTATAAATGAATTAGAACTATCAATAACATTGGTAACATCTCTCAAATTATTATAATAGCTTTGTAAATTTATGAAATAATTTGCATTATCATATATAAAAAAATAGCGAAACTCATTGTTTTTTAAATAACTTTTAAATGGATTTGCAATTGCACTACTAGTATTAGGATAAAATTTGAGCGAACATCTCTCAAAATTGCCACTTATTGTTAAAATAACATTGCTTCCATAATAGTATGTTTCACCGTTTACAATATGCGAAGTATCGCTTGTTAGATTTATTAAATTACTTACATCATATATTGTCATGCTACTATCAAAATCACGCGTTACTAATTTAAAAGCATAATTTGTGGAAACGTCAAACTTGTATATACCATTGCCTAAACTAAATTTTGAATTGCTATTAAAATTTGACGTATTTGTTAGCAAATTTACAAAGTTAATTTCAACGTTTTTTTCTAATACAATAGGACTATATACTTCAACATTTCTTTTTGCTGTACCTTGAATATTAGAACTATTTGTTACGCTATAGACCACTATATATGAACCATCATTGTTTTCATTTAAATTAGTATAATCAATATTAACTTTAGTAAAACAAATATCAATGTCACTAAAATCTCTCACATACCCATTTTTTTCTATATATTTTTCATATTTTTGAGACAAATAGCTTACATAGTCATTACCATTGTAGTCTTTTTGGTAATTTAATCTTATAACAGGTTTAAATGATTTAACAATAATTATTCTTGAAACATCAAGAATATTGCCTATTTTATCTTTTATATTATAGTTTTGAATGTATTCTCCAGAAAGTGTTAAAACATTGGATACATCAATATATGAAGGCGCTTTAAAATATGTAAGGCTAATATCACTAACAACATAAGTATTATTACTAGGTTCAAATAGTCCATTAATATAATTTACACTTCCATCTACAATATCATCAATATTTATTCCGGGGTCTATCAAAACTATGTTTGAAGTATCAGAATTAAGTGCGCGTACTTTTTTATAATAATTTATATAATTTAAATAACTGTTTTCATAACTATCAAAATAATTAATATCAGAAATTAATCTACTAATTGCTAAGCTAGACAATAGAGGATATTCAAGCCTGTTTGGATCAGTAAAATTTATATTAATTAATTTTTTTACTTTATAAGGCTTTGTATGAATAATTTTTAAATAAAAAGTAACACTATTTTGTTGTTGAGTTAATATATTTTGACAATTATCAATAGCATAGAAAGTTATTACTTGATAATCTATTGTAGAATTGAAAACTTTTAGACTATTTATAGAATAATCAACATAAGTACTAATAGTTGGATTAATACTAGTATCATATGAATTTCTAGAACGATCATATGATTTTGCATGTAACCTAAATCGTATATAATTTGAGTTCATTATTTTATTAAAAACAATCGGCTTTATAGCTTCGCAAGTAATAATTTTAGTGTTGTTATTAACAAATGACAAACTTAAGTCATAACTAATATCTAGAATGCCATTACTTGGAATAAATTTATTTACTCTTGTTAAAGAGATGTCAATATTACTCAAGTCTTTTAATAAATAATAATAATATTTTGAACTAGATTGTAGTGTGGTTATATCTATTTCAATATATGGATAAAGTAAAGGACGATAATTTCTAAGTATACTTAGTATTCTATTAGTGCTTATTTCATTGTCACATAAATCATAAATACTGTATATTACTTGATAACAAATATCTGGATTTGCGGTACTAATTAAATTATAACTTATTGTCTCAATTGTAGTTGGTGTTATTTTTCTATAACTAATAGAATACTTGATTCCATCAATTAGTTTGTATGGATTATATAAACTACCACTAATCTCTAGTGTTGTACTTGAAGAAGTTTGATTATTAAAATAGCTGGACTTTTTTGTAGCACTATCATAAACTAAAGCACCATATTCAATATATACAGAGTCCATGTCTAACGTCCAAACATTGTTTGATGTTTCATATATATTATCTCCGCAAATAGTTCTAATAATTGGTGCTTGACTATCCCTAACTATTAATGTGCGAATGCTACTAATATCTACATTATTGCTATCCTTTGAGTAATAAATTATTTTATAAGTTCCACTAGATGGGTCGTTTACATTCAATGAGCTGTCTAAAATAACTTTGAAATTTGTTCCACTATAGCTTATAGTTTGTTTGTAACGATAGTAATAAAACTCATCATATTTGCTAAAACTTGTAACACCAAAAATAAAAGCAGAATCACTTATTTGAGTGTAACTTTGTTGAATTATTTCGTTGCTTGCACCGAAAGATATAATAGGACCAACATTTTTTAGTATTACAGTTAAAATTTTATAATTAGTAATATTTGTGGTTGACCTATTTGATCTAATCGGATAATATAGAATATTATGACTAAACTCACGGGCTTGTAGTCCTAATGAATTAAATGGACCCAAATTATATATTAGCGCAGATGGATCATACATACCGTTTCCGCTTATTGAATTAATATAAAGACTTGGAGTATTATTAATATTAACAAATCTATAACTTATATCATAGCTTATATCACTATTAGTAAGACGAAAATGATTTACAGAAATATCTATACCTTCTTTCATAGTTAAGCTTGTAACGCCAAAACTAATATTTAATGGATTAATAGCACCTTTATAACTAAAATCAAAATTATTACTTGGATCGCCAATAGCATCCACAATATTAACGTTTCTTATAACTTGTGTATGGTTATTTTGGTTATCACTTATGTCATAGTACAGCTTAAAACTAGTATTTATTTTTGAAAAAAGTGCATTAATAGAATTATCATTTGTTGGACTATCTATGTTTATTATTTTATTATCATTTGGAAGCAAACTAGAATCACGTACTGTTATAGTTACATTTTTAGGAGTTTTTTCAATAGTTCCAAAATTATCACTAATAGTATAATCGCGTATTATTGAATTAATTTCTGCATTAAAATCGAATTTATAATAGTCAGTTTGTGGTTTTGTATAATTAAACGCTACATATGAAAAATCTATATTAGAATTAGTAAATTGAACATAGCTATAATCTCTATAATTATAGTTTATGTTATTATAACAATTAGTAAAATTAAAATTAATAGAAGGGTCAGTGTCATCTCTTATGTTTACTATTCTATTAAATACAAAACTATTGTTGCACCCATCTATTAAAGTATATTTAAACGTTATTGGAATTAAATAATTGATATTGCTAATATCATTGCGAAATGGATAGGTTACTTTATTTAACCGTCCACTAGTGTCACAATAATTACTAATATCTGAAAAAACAAAACTAGTGCTATTATTAAATACACTTAATGTAAATGACAAATCACTAGTATTAAAATAATTATCACATAAATCAAAATTGTATAATACACTGCTTAAATCATCAAAATATGTATTTACAGTAAAACTTAAATCAATATATTTAGTAGCACTATTATCAATTGAATAGTTATTATTCCGAATATTTTTTATACTAGTATAATTGGTTGGTAGACGACCTTTACCAAATGAACCATCAATAGTAAAATCTATAGTTGGAAAATTAATAGTCGGACTTGAAGTATCTACTATTTTAATCAAACGTAGCAGACTTACTATGTTAGGAGAACCAGTTTTTAGAATAGTATATTTAAAATAATAATTTCCAAGCCTAGAAAAACATATATCGCTAGTTCCAGTTATACTGTATGTTGAAGTATTAATTATAAGATTACTGACTTCAGTTAAATAAGTAACTAAAGTAGTTTTACTATAAATATAAGTAGGAGTGTAAATTGAAGGAGGAGTAATAAATGTTAATCCCGTGTCACTATAACTTAGATTATTAACATAATTAAGTGTTACTATAGATTGTCCAGTCAATCTAATATCTGGTATATTTATAAAGTTTAATTCTAATGAAATACCTGTCGAATAATTGTAGCACAAATCTCGTAGCCTATAATTTATAATACAACTGGCATCACTAATACTAGAATTATTTATACTAAGGTCATTTGGAATAGAACGAAAAGTTATATTGGGGGATGTAGTATAACTATAACTTAAATCATTTTTACATAAATCATATATAGAATTATCATCATATAATAATACAGGTTTGTTTTCTACGTATTCATTGCTTCTAGTAATGAAATTAGACAATCTAGCAAAACATATATCTTCCAATAAATTAAATGTTCTTGTTATAGGAAACAATAATTTAAAATAGTTAAGATTTGTTAATATTCTACCACTAATATCGTAAAAAGTTAAACTAGGTGATGATGTATCTCCTACTCTTATAGTATATGTTTTTGTAATATTTTGTATAGACACATCAAAAAATTTAGAACCATATGTCTTCCAATAATAATCATTAGTGTTTAAACTTTTTGTAGTAATAGCCAAATCATAATTGCCAATATATGATAAATCAATATATTGTGTAGAGGCGGTGCTTCCGCTTAGTGGTTCTATGAAAAATTTAGGTTTAACAAAATTGCCACTTATACTAATTGTATTCAACGAAGTGTCATATGCGTAAAAAAAAAACTTAGTAGGATTTAGACCCAGTGAAACATCTATTTTATAAGTTCCAGATGTGTATAAATTAAAATTATAGATTATAAAAGAAGCATCAAAACTATTATTTATTACAAATCCGGTTATAATACCGGACTTTTTAAATATGATTTTATTAATAAAATTTTTACTAGAATCAGTTATATTTATTGGCACACTATTATTGTAATATGAAATAAGTTTAACAGAAGTAATTGTATTAATTGTATCAATTGTATTAAGTAAACTAGTATTAATATTATTAGTAGTAATAGATGAAAAATCTATATTTGTAAGCTCGATCATATTTAAGTCGGTCACAAAGTTAATATTAGTGTTAAATGTTGAATAATAGTTATTTTGTATATTATTTTGTCTATTATTTAATGTTGTATCATAATTATAAACTTTACTAATTATACTACGACTTCTTGTATTTGTATTGCTAATATAACTCCCACTAAGTGTTATTTCAAAAGGAATAAAAATTTTATTTTTACTTTTATCATAAATATAAACTTTAATGTCATCATAAAAATTATAACTAGAAGCATTAGAATTGGTGTTAATATTAAAATTAAAAATACTATTATTAAAGCTATTATTATTATAATTATTACTTATTTCAATAATAGGACCCGCATTAAGATTTATTATTCTAATGTTTTGAATAGAATTATTTTCATAATCTATAACATTATAGTAAATATAAAAAGGTTTGTTTATAAAATTGTTACTTAATTCATTATTAATTAAATCTATTGATGGTGTTATTGAAACAAATTGTGTTAACACATGAGACAATTTGTCTCTAGAATAATAAGACAGCTCTGTGTAGTCAGTATTCAAATTTAATTTGAATATATTACTTGCATCACTATAACTATTTTCATTGTATAAAATACCATATTGATTTCTTAGTTGTAAATTAGTATTAGAAAAATCATAATAAGACCTTGAATTGTTTGAAAAATCATACACAATATGGTTTTGTACTGATGGCGCACTAGAAATATCATATATAAATGTTGCTATATACGAAGAATCTATATTATTATTTGAAATTGACAGAAATTGCACGTTTACTGGTAATGTAAAAGCACTAACAACTTTTATTTTTAGAGAGCCATAATAAAATTTTGTATTAATACCATTAATACTATAATTGTCAATTCCCAATCTATTAACTTGATATGTCTCATCTATGTAAATGTTATTGCTGCTCTCTCTGTTGAGTAATCTTAATGGATAATTTTTAGATATATCAATAATAATATAATCTTTAATTGTTAGTCCATAGCTTAAATCATAATTAAAAGTTGAATTGCTTAAATGTCTATTTTTATTAAAACCAATCTTTAAACTAGTATTAACAATAGATAAATCAATTGCACTAATTTTATTTAACAACTCATAAGAAGCTATTGTATATCCTAGAGTAATATAGCGACAAGAATCTGAATAATTAAATAGATTATTATTACTAATAGAAATATTTCCATAACCGGAAATTGTTGAATAGCCAAAATTATAAGATTTTAGTGATATGTAAGTTCTACTTACATCTCTATAATTAGTAATTGAAAAACTTATATCACCATAATAATAACTATAGCTAGCATCTCTCAAAATGAATAAATTACCACAAACATCATTTGTGTTGTTTGTGTCAATATCAGTATAAAACAGTTTATTAATGCTATTATCAGCATTGTATGGTATAGTAATTTCAAAACTAGTACCAACCTGATTTAGACTATTATCAATAGCTAATGGTGAATTTCCATAAATTCTAAAAGGTTGATTAGAGCAAAAATCAGTTGTTGCAATAAATTTGTAGCGCTGTTTATTCATAAAATAAAAATTACTATGCACATCAGTTAGCGAACTGTCATATGTTATTTTTCTTGAATGGTTAATATTTAAAAGCTGAAATGAGCTGTCATAAAATCTAAAAAAGTCATTATTATTAAAACTATAATCTTGTCCTTTTGATACATAAATTATTATGGGTACATTTTTATTTAAAGGCTCAAACGTTACTATATTTGATACACTACTATTAAGACTATTAACAGAACTATCATAAAATGTTAGTGGATACTTTTTACTAACATTTCTAATAATATAGTTTAGATTATTTGAAGTATCATATAATCCATATGAAATATTAGTAGTATAATTATTATTGAAAATATATTTATTATTACTAATTTCACTATAACTACTATTTAATGGAAAGCAAGTAGACATTATTAGTATTTGTATATAGTATTAAAAAAAATTAATCTAATATATCGTAAATAATTCTATAAATGCTATAAATGCTATAAATGCTATAAATGCTATAAATGCTATAAATGCTATAAATGCTATAAATGCTATAAATGCTATAAATGCTATAAATGCTATAAATGCTACAATTTTAATAAATAAAATTGATAAAGCATATAAATAGTATTTATTACTAATAATATTATTATTACTGCATTATGACATCTAACGCAAATATAGATAAAAAATATCAAAAAAAAACAGACAAAGAGCATGTATTAGACAATCCAGATACTTATATTGGTTCTATTGAACAAATAATGTCAAATATGTATATTTACGATGAAGTAAATAAGAAAATTGTAGAAAAAAATATTAGTTTCATTCCGGGACTATATAAACTATTTGACGAAGCTATTGTTAATTGTCGTGATCATGTGCTAAGAATGGAACAATTAATTGCTACTAGTCAGCCTAATGAAGTAAATTATCCGGTAACAAACATAGCAATCACTATTGGCGATGACGGAATTATTACATTAACAAATGACGGTAATGGTATTGATGTTTCCATTCATTCTGAATATGGTGTATGGATTCCAGAACTAATTTTTGCACATATGAGGACTTCTACTAATTATGATAAAACCGAGAAAAAAGTAGTTGGAGGAAAAAACGGATTTGGATTCAAATTAGTTTTAATATGGTCGACGTGGGGCAAAATTGAAACACTAGATGCTAAAACTGGTCAAAAATATGTTCAAGAATTCAAAAATAATTTAGATATTATTGAAAAACCAACAATCACTAAATGTAAAGGCAAACCTTATACAACTGTTAGTTTTAAGCCAGATTTTAAACGACTTGGTTTAACAGAAGGCAATTTTGACAGTGATTTTAAAGCATTATTAATTCGGCGAATTTTTGATATTGCTGCTGTTACGGATAAATCTGTTAAAGTCAAGTATAACACGCTTAAACTAGATCCAGATGTCAAAGATTTTGAAAGTTATGCCAATCTTTATATTGGTTGCAAAAGCGAACATATACGTTTGTACGAGAAAGCAAATGAACGATGGGAATATACTGTTTGCCTAGCCCCAAATGAAGAATTTACACAAGTCAGTTTTGTAAATGGTATTCATACCTCTAAGGGTGGAAAGCACGTGGAATATATTGTTGGACAATTAGTAAAAAAACTAACACTTTATATTAAAGAAAAAAAACACATTGAAGTTAAACCCGCATCGATTAAAGAACAACTTATGATATTTGTAAATTGCACCATTGAAAATCCTGCATTTGATAGCCAGACAAAAGACTATTTAAACACTGCCATTTCAAATTTTGGTTCGTCTTGCGAAGTTAGCTCAAAGTTTATTGAAAAACTGGCAAAAATGGGTGTTATGTCGGTTGCTTGTAGTTTAACGGAAGTAAAAGAAAATAAAGCGGCCAAAAAAACAGATGGAACAAAGTGTAAAACTATTCGTAATATTCCTAAACTTGTAGATGCAAATTATGCAGGAACAGCTAAATCTAATGAATGCATATTAATCTTATGCGAAGGAGATTCAGCAAAATCAGGTATTATTTCTGGACTATCTCGCGAAGACCGCAATATTATTGGCGTTTATCCTATGAAAGGTAAAATGTTTAATATTCGCGGTGAAAACATTAGCAAAATTTCGGAAAATAAAGAAATTAATGAAATTAAGCAAATTCTTGGTTTAGAACACGGTAAAGAGTATTCTATTGATGATGTTAAGACTAAATTACGCTATGGAAAATTATTATTTATGACAGATCAAGATTTAGATGGAAGCCATATTAAAGGTCTTGGTATTAATATGATTGATAGTGAATGGAAGTCACTAATTCAAATACCCAATTTTATTGGGTACATGAATACTCCTATTTTAAAGGCAACAAAAGGCAAAGAAACACTTGAATTTTATAATAATGGTGAATATATGAATTGGAAAGAGAGTGGTCTGCAAGATAGTAATAAGTGGTCTATTAAATATTATAAGGGTTTGGGTACAAGTACAAGCAAAGAATTCAAAGAATACTTTACAAAGAAAAAGATTGTAAATTTTAAGAGTACTGAAACTTCAAGACAAACAATTGATATGGTATTTAATAAAAAACGTGCAGATGATCGCAAAAATTGGCTTTCACATTATGACCGACATGTGTATTTAAATACTTCTAACCAAGAAGTAACATATGAAGAATTTATTAATAATGACATGATACATTTTTCAAAATACGATAATGATCGTTCAATTCCAAATATATGTGATGGACTAAAAATCAGTTTGCGAAAAATCTTGTTTGCCGCATTCAAGAAAAATTTAACTTCGGAAATGAAAGTAGCACAATTTAGTGGTTACGTTTCGGAACATTCTTGTTATCATCACGGTGAAGCCAGCTTAAATGGTGCTATTATTGGATTGGCACAAAATTATGTTGGTTCAAACAACATTAATTTATTTATGCCATGTGGTCAGTTTGGAACACGTTTAATGGGTGCGGGTAGGGATGCAGCATCCGAAAGGTATATTTATACATATTTGAATCCAATTACTAGGAAACTATTTCCCGAATTAGATGATTATGTTCTTAAATATAACGAAGATGATGGAGTGTATGTTGAACCAATTTATTATGTTCCAATCATTCCAATAGTCCTTGTAAATGGTGCAAAAGGAATTGGAACAGGATTTAGCACAGATATTATGTGTTATAATCCTATTCAAATTATTGATTATTTAGTGGGCAAACTTAAGAATGCAAATATTGAGACATTATTAATTGACCCCTATTATCAAGGATTTAAAGGGAATATTTATCCATGTGACGACCAAGCTACTAAATATGTTATTAAAGGGTGCTATGAAATACTCGGTAATGATAAAATTCGCGTTACTGAGCTTCCTATTGGAACATGGACGCAAGACTATAAGGAATTTTTAGAACAGCGACTCAATAATAACACTGGAACAGGAAGTGTTAAAACAGGAACCAAAGAAGAAGTAATTAAAGATTTTAGGGACATGTCAACTGATTTAAATGTTGAATTTGAAATTACATTTTATCCGGGAGTAATGAGTAAATTGTTGCTAGAAAAGCATGACTATAATATTGAAGGTATTGAAAAATATTTGAAACTTTATTGCATTCAATCTACTACAAATATGCATTTATTTAATGAAAAAGAGCAATTGCGCAAATATCAAACTGTTTATGAAATTATTGATGCTTATTATGCTATTAGATATGACTATTATGCACAACGCAAAGCATATATTATTGTAAAGCTTGACAAAGAACTTAAAACATTAACCTCAAAAGCGCGTTTTATTCAATATAATTTAGACAATACTATTGACTTGAGGAAAAAGTCTAAGGAAGAGATCGCTACAATCTTAACAAATTTAAAATTTGATTTAGGGGAAAATGGCGACTTTAATTATTTGATTAAAATGCCAATGGATTCAGTAAGCAAGGAAAATGTTGAAAAATTAATGAAAGAACATGAACAAAAGGAATATGAGTTAGAAACTATTAAGGCGCAAACATTAGAAGAAATGTGGATAGCAGAACTTGAAGAATTAAAAATTGCATATAATGACTTTTTAAAATTGCCTAATAAAACTGATAAAGTTGAAACACAATCAAAAAAATCCAAGAAAACTAAGTAATTTACTTTATTTGTTTATTTGTTTATTTGTTTATTTGTTTATTTGTTTATTTGTTTACAGATTATTATAATCTATAAAATTTTTTTTATCCTATAACAATTCTTATAATTATTTTAAAACAAAAATAATTATAAAAATTATAAAAAATTATAAAAAATTATAAAAAATTATAAAAAATTATAAAAAATTATAAAAATTAAAAAAATAATGATGCTACGTGTCATAATTTAGGAGTTTAATAGTTGAACTAAAATATTCTACATTAAAATTGGAAATATCTTTTTGCGAGTTTACCAAATAACAAAGTCCTCTTGTATTATTAACACTATAATTAGGAGTATAATATAAAGGACCAATATAATGTAATGATACACTAGAATAATTATAACTATTATCAAATGCCAATATAAGATTTTTATTTTTTACATAGTTATAAGAAATCTCAATAGTACTACTAATATTAGCATCAGTAAAATCTAAAATTATATTATCATATAATCCAAATGTAAAATCATTTGGCTCGACGTCACCACTTATAGTATTATTATAACTTAACGTAACACTAGCATTTATTTCGTAAATTCCTGAACTCAAATCAGTGTTACTTATTTCTATGTATTTGTTTGAACTGTTAATGGAAAATAACTGTGTTTTTGCTGCACTATTATTTATAGTTTTAAATTTTATTGGAATATATCTATAATTAGATAAAATAGAATTAATAGAATTAGTGGTCGTAGTTATTCTGTAAGTTGCTATATTGTTATTAGAAGTACCACTTAAGTCGAGTGTTGCATAATGCGTTGTACTAAAAATATTAGACCATCTTGAATTACTATTAAATAATGTTAAACTATTTATTAAACCAAATTTCTTAATTGCTAAACTTCCATAAGAACCATTATATGAAGTTCCTGAAGTTTGTTGTGGTAATATTAAACTACCAGTAATATTAATAGAGGTTGTGACTCGTAAAGTATTTATACAACAATCGTCAATAAGCCCCAGGTCGGCTTCAATAAGGGGTCTCCGACCTTGAGTATTTGATTGGCGAGCTACTTCGCCAGTTATTAAAGTTTGTATATTACTTATATTCTGATCTCCTAATCTAGTAGCTAAATAGAATAGCCCACCGGAAAGTGTAAAAAATTTTTCTCCTGAAGCAGACATTAAATTATTTGTGCTTACAGTTCCAGCTGAAAGTGTTTGCACACAGTTTATTCTATCACTTTGCATAAAGTTTGCAGTTAAAGTACTGCAATCTATAGTATTTGCAACTATACTAACTGCTACTATAGTTCCTCCAGTAATAGTAGTAGTTGTATTAGTTCTTGTAACATTAATAACATTGAAAGAACCTGTTTCAACATCATAAATATTAGTACTTACACTGTTTGCCTTAATAGTATCAGCGCTAATAGAAACTGCTATCAGCTCATTACTAAGTTTAATATTATGACCACTTAAATCTACTATTGCGCCGCAAATTCCTAAAATAGTTGTTGCTCTTATTAATGACCCACTAATAGTTTTAAAATTAATAAAGCTTGTGTCTAAATTGCGTGTAAAGCTGCCATCAACACAATTTATAGTAGTACCGCTTATAGAAAAAATATTAGCGTTTTGTGCCACTTCTAAATTACTTACAAAAATTTTATTATTAGTGCCACATATATCAATAGAATAGCGTGGAGTTTTAGTATTTATACCAATACGATTATTAGATGTATCAATACATATAACATTATATGTGTCTGTAAACTTATTTATATCGACTTGTGTTTGTTTTATATTTGCTACTAATTTATTTGTTATTGACATAACAACCAACTAGTTTCTATATTTAATTAATATAAAAACTAGTAAAATAAAATGTAATTTTATTAAATAACATAAAATTAAATAACATAAAATGTAACTCAATTATTTTTGATTAAAGCCCCAAATGTTGTTTTATTAATTCAATATCTTTTCTCATTACTTCATTCTCCTTTTTCAATTGTATATTTTCTAAAATTAATTCTTGAATACCTTTCATCATAAAAGTAGAAAATACATTTGTATTTATAGATTTATGTTTTGTCTCATCTTTAGGCTCTTGTTCGTCGTAATTTATATTTATAAATTTTGGGTAAACACTTTCCAATTGTTGTGCTATAACACCTAATTCACATTTTGTTTTATTTATATCAACATTTTCTTTCCAGTTAAAGCTTTTAAATTCAATCTTTTTAATATATTCACAAGCATTGTTTATTAGCGGTTCTGCAATATTAGTTTTTTGTCTTATATCACTATTAAAATAGTTAAAGCCAATTAGACCTCTCCCATGCAGTACATTAGTATTAAAATCAAAGACATATCTAGCCATTTCTATATATGTGTTACCAAGTGGTTTCATATTTGTCACAT